ATCTTGTCGCTGTAGGCAGACAGAACCGGGTGCACGCCTTCATAGGTGATCTTGATCGTTCGGCTGGCCGCGAGCTGAGGCAGGATGAGCAGGCCGGTGGATCCGGGTGCGGCGGGTACGTATCTGGATTGGCTCAGGATGGAGCGCCACTGGTTGTTGTCTGAGTCGGTGGTGATCGTGTTGTATTCGATATCCAATAGCCGCTTGATCTTCAAGGCCACCGGCAGGGCGTATTCCGTCTGCGCTGCGGCGCTGGTCAGGGAAGTGTCCACCAGGGAAATGGTGCCCAGATTCGTAAGGCCGTCATTGACCGCCTGGATCATCTGGGGCAGCTTGATACGCGGGGTGGCAAGTAGAACAGCATCGCCGCTCGCAATGGCATCTGTCACCGTATCAATGGTAAAGGTCTTGGTCGAGGCGACGAAATCTGTGATGCGCGCAAATCGTCCCTCGGGACTTGCGCCCGCTCCTGCTGCATCCCGTACCACGATCGCGGTGCCACCCAGCAGGGAGTCGTCCGAGGTGTATTGAGTGTTGGTGTCTATGATGGTTGTGGCGTTTCCGCCGGTCGCAAGGATGTCGATGGAGAAACCCATCTCCCGCCAGGCGCGGGCCATGACTTTGCTGAGTGTGAGGGCCATGTCATTCTCCTACAGGAAGTGGATCACAATGGCGATTGCCAAAAGGATGAATGGCGCGTTCAGTGCGATTGCTCCACCCAGCAAAAAAAAGAACGCCAACCAAACCAGGGGGGCTTCAAATTTCTTGATCATTTCTTCCTCCGTTTTGCCGCGGCGCGCTTCCGGCCTGCCGCGGACATCTTTGCCATTTTCTTGGCACCATATTTTTTACGACCTGCCGCGGCCGCAATGGCCTTGGCGGCTTTGGCAGATTTGCCCTTGCGTTTCAAGGCGTCGGTCATCTTTGCAAACCTGCCGCCTCCGCCGGGCTTGGTGGATTTCCCTTTGTAGGTCTTAGTTTTTTTCTTTGGTTTCGCAGGCATGTTTATCTCCGTGCTTTACGCGTCGATGTGGCTTTCTTTGGTGTTTCTATCTTCTCTGAAGCCACGTGCGGTGTCTGGTCTGGTTGTGCAATGGAAACGTGACCCACCGCCGATTCCCATCCTTCCAGCAGAGCAGGAAGTTCCTCTGCGGCATATTGCCATTTGTTGGAAGGATCAGCGACAACACTAAAGCCGCCCGAGTCATCTACACTCAACAGGCAAAACAAGTCGTCTGTCAACTTCTGCAAGATGGCAGTCGTTTTGCCGTTCTTCCACAATGAACCGTTTTTATATTCCATGTCAAACTCCTTAGTAACCAAATGTACCCATGTGCTTGATCTGGATGGTCGGGTCACACCAAATCTCTAGCCCATGTTTGATCGCCTTCTGGCAAAAGTAAATATCCTCGCCGATCACCAGGTTGCCATTCTCGTCGTTGATCAGGTCAAACCAGGGATGGGGGATTTGTTTCACAGTGGAAATATCCAGCAGCATCGCACCGGTCGGCACACCCGCACACTTGAACAATTCCTTGGGGATGTCCGGCACGGCGATGAAGTTTCCATTCTCATCCGTGAACTTCACATTCGAATAGAGGGGGAAGGCCCGCCCGTTGTACGCCGCGCCGATGATGGGCTTGTTGTGGGCCAGCAGCTTGTTGATCACACCGCCCTCGACCATGATGTCCGAGTCCAGAAAGAAAATTTTGTCGCAGCCCTGCTCGATCGCCATCTGGATCAGCCTTGTGCGGTTCTGCTCGATGTAGGCCCCTTCGCGTTGGGCAAAGAAAATATCATGCGGGGTAGTGCTGAGGATCGCAACCACAGACATGCAGGTTTCGATCCGCACTGTGCCGACGTGGGGAATAGCCAGGCAAATCTTATGGCGGCGGGGTTGGACCTGTTTGGCGAACTTGTTGGTAAAGTTTTTCAACCTGCCGCCTCTCGCCTGCCAGCGCGCTTGGTGCGTTTCTGCGTGATGGATTTGACAGGGACTAAATGCAGCCGCCCGTCAGTTTCGACGTACTTGTATTGCACGCCGCCTACCTGTTTCCTTTTCCCGATCAGGCTTTCTCGAGGCGGGAGCGTTACACCCATATTTGCAAATGTATAGTGATGGATACCCAAGTTTCTACCATCCGTTCCTTCGTCGTTGGCTGCGTGCCACTCCAGGTTTTCATCCTGTTCCACCCACACATCGCCCGAGCCTTTGAGGCCATGCGTGGTATCGATCTCGCGTGCAATAGCAGGGTCGTCAATCCAGCGCGCGGTCTTTTTACCGAAGGTGAGTTTGCCTTTGCCAGTCTGCAAGCCGGCTTGTCGTATATGTGCGGTCCTGGGGACCACGATGTAGCGCTTCTTCTTTGACAATTTCTTCGAGCCTCACTTTCGGGTAGAAGTCCAGGTAGCCATTTACAGTCGCATCCAAAACAGGGATGGGGCAATTTGCTTTGATAATTTCATGCGCCCGTCTTACACAGTCATTGTTCCGCTTGGCATATTCGCCGTCTATTGCTTTGTAGTAGCCAGGGTCAAAATGATCCTCGGCCGGCGTTGTGAACTTGCCATCGCAGCCGACTAGCACAATTTCCTGGTAGCCAAGTTCCACGGCCCAGATCGCCATGGTCAGGATGGAATTCAGGCCCGTGCAAGTGTGGTGCCATGCGCCTTGTAACAGGTAGTGGTGCTCACAGCGCGGGATGTATCGGACGTTCGAGAAGTCACCAATGCCGTCATGGATATATTCAAAGTTGCCATCTGCGGGGTCAGCGCCAGCACGGAAGGCGTCCCATAGTAAACACTGGATACCGCTGTAAGCGTGTCCAAGTATTTCGGCTTTCCAGTCGTCAGGGTCGAAGGCGGAATAATCACATTTGACATAATGAGTCGGTCGCCATTTCGTCCGAGGGTAGAACTTGTGGATCTTGTTCACGGCCATGGAGTCCTGCCCGATCAGCAGATCAAGGTTGGTATTGTTCAGGCTGTAGCCGTTGCCGACAAGGTAAATCCTATTCAAAACAATCTTCCAATCTGACTCTCGGCCATAATTCCAGCAAACCGCCGCGGGTCGCATTTCGAACAAGAACGTCCTTTTTCTTCCTGCGTATCCAGTTCAACGCCTGCATGTGTCCAAATAAAGCATTGCGCGCCTGGATGAAGGGCGGGTTTTCATTGCCATGTTCATAGTTCTTATGGAAATGACTCTTACCTTTGCCCGGCTTGTACTCCAAATCGCAACCGAGTAAAACAATTTCGTCATATCCTTTCAGGACAGCCACCTGCATTGCCAGGTTTACAGATCCACCAAACGTGCAGGGCTGCGGCATGTGCCACTCGTCGGGAACTTCTGGGGAGTCGAAGTTATAAAGGTGGTGGTGGCAGTCATTTAGCCAGGTAATGTTCGGCGCATCTTCCAGGTCCATCGTGCCGCGGGGAGGCTTTGCAAAGTGCTCGCCGAGATAACACCTTACCCCTAATTCAATGTTTTCCCGAATGTACGGCATGTCAGGGGCCAGGCTTTCCGGGTGCACGTAGTATGTGGGCCGCCAGTCGGTTTCAGGATAGATCAGGTTGATACGGTTGCAGGCAATGGAGGGCTGGCCCACGATCATATTTAGTTGTTCAATGGTTAGGCTTTTTCCATTACCGATCACGAAACAACGCATACATACGCTTTCTATAGGGGCAGGGTAAAACCTGCCCCTCTGTTTATTGAAACTCTGGCTTCTTAGGTTGCGATGGCGTAGGTCGGGCCTACGGACTCGTTGAAGGTCAGCCAGCCGGTGCCGTCCCAAATCACTTTGACGGCCGCGCCGATGATGAGCGACGTAGTTGTCGTGGTGATCGTGTCGGCAGTCGCGTCGTTTTTCACGACGAGAGTATCGGCCGGGTTGGATGTGATCGTGAACCCGGTCGCAGACACGCCGTAGAACTCAAACCACGTTCCAATGGGGCACGTGCTGTTGAGTGGCAGTGTGAAGTTGACCGCGGCAGTTGCACCACGGTTTGTGAAAAGCACACCGCTCTCTGCCACTGTCACAGTATAGGCGGCGGTTTTCGCCTTGATGATCTGTCCAAAGACAGCGTTTCCAGCATTTGAAGAAGCAGGCATATTACACCTCCGCCTTATGCGTCAAGTGACGAGGAATATTCGCCACGGACAATATAGTTTTCTGCCATGCGGCCGTAACCCCCGAACCACTTCCAGGCCAGGGTTGTCCACTGTTCCGCTGAACCCGTTTTACTGGGCCCAACCACTTCGCCGAATTCGCCAACTTCGCGGGCAAAGACTTTCACGAGGGACTTGGCAGAACCATAAGCCACAGGGTAAACCGAGTCGTTGTTGTAGACCGTGGCGCCCAGGGCATGATCAAATCTCAAGCCACCATTTGCACCCTGCCCAACGATCACAGAGGTCGTTGTGCCGGACACCTGCGAGACGCGTTCATTGTCATCGTAATGGGTCGCGCCGGTCTCTTCCGTACCGATGGTCAGGTAACGGCCAGAGCCGATGTTCGTGGCGGTCGTGACACGGATGGAGAGAGCGAGGGCGTTTTCACCCGAGGAGAGGGTGTAACCTGAACCGGTGTTCATGGATGAAGCATGGTCCGCACCAGCCGCACCAAACACTTTGGCAGACGGGGAGATGATCAGCTTGCAATTGGCAATCTCTCCTAATTCCCCGGCAAACAGGATCTGCTTGTCCTGATAGATCGCGGCCGAGACCACGTTTCCACCATGGAAAAGATCATAGTAAGCGTCTGGGTGGGCAATCGCCAGGAACATTTTGCGTCCCGTTATGTCCACAAAGTTCGGGCACTTGAGGCCTTGAGCTTTTGCCACGGCTGCCCAGATTCCAGCTTCCGTCCAGTTATGGGTGGTTGTGCCGGCGTCCAGAGAAGCGCGTGCAGCTGCACGGACTACCAGGTTTCCCTGAAGTGCCGCGGCGCGGGCCTGATTGTCCACAGTCTCCATCATGTTCCGCCCAAGGATCGTATAGCGTTCGGCGCCGTAGTTTGTGTACACAGACAGATCTAACGTCTGTGACCACTTCAAGCCTTCTGAGCGCGAGGTGGGCGTGATGGTACTGGTGGCGTCCCTCAGAATTTGCAGGGGGATGTCCGCATCTTCACTGATCGCGGTCGTCCCTGGGGTCATGTCCGAGAGGAAATTGAATGTATAGGTTGTTCCCAACCCAATACGTTGTTCCAACTCGAACTGCGGTGCATCCACCGGAACTGCGAGCTGGTCATAGAGGCGCTCAACCTCGGCCGCTTCCTGATAGGCAGTCGTGTATCGAGTGCCTACGGCGTTGGTGAGGTTGGCGGTTGTTTGAATAGCCATTATTTATCTCCAGGTTTTATTTCCAGTCCCGCTTCTCCAATTCCTTTTTTAGTGCCTGGATTTCTGCCCGATTCTTTGTTGGCATCTTTTGTAATTCATCAAGGCGGGCGATCATGACACTCGTTTCTACTTTCGTAGAGATTGGGGTTGTGCCAGTGATGGTCGTGGAATCAGCGGCGGATGGGGCTGGTTTGTTGGTTTTAGAAATCGCCAGCTTTGCCAGGGTCGCTTCGAAGTGGTCACGGTTCCGGTAGGTTCCGCGCAACGCTTCAATGACATCGGCATTGTTGGCGTCCAGATTGAACTGCTTTACCGCCTCAGACACATCCTGCGCTGTCAGGGTTGCACCACTGCCTTGTGATGTCGGAGTCTGTTCTGAACTTTCGGTCTGGTGCTGCGTTTCCAGTTGGCGGAAGCGGTATTCCATCTTCACGCTATCGGGAATTTGTGCGCCTAGTTCCTCAAGTTCTGCCAAGTCGCCTACGCCTAGTTTTTTTTCAAGAGCGGCGATCCGCTTGTCTTTCGTGGATTGCGCCACTTTCTCAAAATCAGGCTTCAATAGTTTGGCAACTTCTGCGGCTAACGCTTTCGTGTCCACTCGCGAAGTTGCGCTGTCAGCGGAAGTCTCGGTAAACTTTGGAGTTGGCAACTCCTGATTCACCTGCTCCTGCCCGCCCTCCGTTTGGTTTGGTTCAGCCATTTTCGTAATTCCTTTTCTGATATGAAATTGTTAAAGAAAACAGCCCCTTGGAGAGATTCCAAGGGGCTGTTTATTCACTTATGGTTTTGGGCGGCGGCTTGCGCTACCCAATGCCGGCATTATACTACGGTTTTTGTATCCACCATAGTTTATAGGGTGGAATCAATGACAGTAAAGGGTCGTCAATTATGGCAGTTGTTAGTTTATCTAAGTCTTTCGCCATTCTTTCATTCCACAATCTTTCACTGACAATCAGCCACCAATCATAGGGATTGAGTTCAGCGGGTGCGAATAGCATGTTCATAATCCAAACGCCTGACCTTTCAACATTTCTGCGATAGCAGATTCCTTCATGAGTTTCTTATAGCGCAGATAATGCGGCATGGCAGCTTTCATCTTTTCTCGTTCTCTAGGGGTGATCCATAGAAAAGGCCACGCCGCTATAAGCTCCGCTGGATTGTCATGTTTGTTTTTGCGAAGCTCAATAATAAGGTCGCTCATCATCTGATTCATATTCGTCATTATACTATGTGCGGCGGGTCACTACTCTCCACAGCCAAATGATAAAACTGAAAAGTAGCCAGTAGCCAGAAAAGACAAGTGCGGCAGAAAACAGAGCCAGACTAATATCGTCTCCATGAGAAACCGATAGAATGATCTGTATCACAGCCACCACCGCGGCAGCTTTCGCTCCCTGCCGCCAGGCAGACACACGACGCCCGACCATTGCATACTGTACATTCTCCGGGTTTTCTTTCATGGCGTTTGCCTTTCGAGAGAAATCAAGATTGCCTGTTTCAGTTCGTCGCCACTATTATACCCATATTGCTGCGCCTGGTAATCCAGATTCTTATCCACGGCATACGGCAGCTTGCTGCCGTTCGTCCAGTAATCTGCCAGGATCGCGGACACTTCCGGCATCTGACTCTGCCAGTATTGGAAGGGCAGGGAGGCGGGCTGGTTGGCGTACTCCTGAATATTCTGCTGCCCAACACTCTCCGGGGTATTGCCTGTCAATTCTGGCTTGGGCGCTTCGGGCAGCCTGGAGCCAAAGGCAACGATATTCCTGAGTGCCTCTTCCATCAACTTTGTTTTCTCTTTGGTGTAGGCTTTCAATTCAGGATGCTGGCGGTAATACTTCTTGGCGCCGGGCGGGTCAGCGAGCTGCATGTTGTAATATTGGTCCCATTTGTCGCCAATATCCGCGCCGAACTTTGTTTCCAATTGGTCATACACTTTGCCTTTGTAGAACTTCTCCAGCGACGAAATGCCGCCATAGTATTCATAAACTTTCTCGTTATCGACTACCTGCGCATTTTGCCAGTCCAAGGCCTGCTGAACCAATGGGTTTGCCTTCAGGAAGTTCTTTCTCTGGTCGGTGTCGTCCATCCCAAAATAGGTGTCGATCTTATCCTGGATGTCAGAACCAAAGTTCTGTTTCATGCCCTCGGTGATCTTCTTGTATTCATTGCGCGCAGCGTTCCAGTCTGTCTTTGTGGCATAGTCTGGAATGGCTAACATCGCGCCTAGATCCACCATTGAGGCCATGAACTTATCTTTGTCTGACTGCGACCAGCCTTCAATATTCCCTTTGCTGTCGTAGAATTTCTGTGCGGTTTTCGCGTCAACGCCTACCAGCTTATACAGATCGCCGGCCTGCCCTGGAGGGATGCGCCCGAGGACGTTATAGGCATAGGCGCGGTCACGGTCTGGTCCGGCTTTGCGGGATAACAGCAGCGCGTCCATGAACGGGTATTTGTCCCGGAGCGCGTCCCAGCTTTTCTGGTAGTCCTGCGGGCTGATCAGATCCGCTTCGTTCAGGTTGTTGAGGCGGTAATATTCCTGGTAAAACTCGTCCGTAACCCGGTCCTCATCTGTGCGGGCTTTCATGCCCACGCCCAGGAAGTAGGAGGAGATCTGCCCCGGTGCGCGGAGCTGGGTAGCGCGCTTCACGGCTTCATCCCAGGCCGGGCCTTCCTGCGTTCTGGCGATCTCCACGGCCTGCTCATTGGTGAGTTCACCGCTCTGCACCATACTCGTCAGGGCCCGCCCCACACGGTTGCGCTCATATTTGTCCATCGCGCCGAAGTCCATGATCCCCTTACCTGAAAAGAGCTGCACCATCGGGTCGAGTTCCACGGGTTGACCGAAGTAGGAACTAACCGCTTTGATCGTTGCCGTCTGCGGAATCAGCCGGCCGGCCCAGGCTTGCGCCAGTTCATCCTCACCCTTGGCGCGGTAGTAGGCTGCGATGCCCCATTGAATCGGACTCCAGGGGGACGGGCCGAACTTTCCCATATCGTCGATCGTGGAGGTTATCCAGTTTTGGCGCTTCTGGGGGTCGTTGAAGTCCGTGCCCGTCAAGCCATAGAGCGGCCAGATATTCGCCTCCAGATTGAAAGACATCGGGTGTTCGTTGGGCAGCCCGAGGAAGTGGGAAGGGATCTCGACGTTGTATCTCCACCATTCAGGGGAGTCCTTGTTGATCCTCGACATAGCTTCCTTGATGCGCGCATAGTTCGCCAGGACCTGCGGGTCAGTGGCAATGCGTTTCATCCAGTTATTGTATGACCGCGAATACCAGAACTGATACGGGAAGGCGTAGGAGAGAGCCAGGTCAAAGTTCCTGGTCTCGCCGTAGGGCAGGAGGGCGAAGTCGCGCCATTCCTTGCCGATCTTGTCTGCGACAGCTATGCCTTCGGTGATGCGCCCAGATGAATCTTTCATGAGACCCTTCAAGGCTTTGAGGGTGGAGCCATCCATCTTTTCCACGGCTTTCATACCGTAGTTATCCAGCATGTGAGACTCTACTTTGTTCAACGCCGCGACAATGCCGTCCGCGTTCTCTTTCCACATCTGGCCGGGGATGGGAGTGGAACCGTCCACGTAGGGCGGATGGATTTCGACTTCGGGGTTTTTGGGTGTGGCAGCTATTCCCTCACCTGCCTGAATTTTCTTGGACTTCGCTTCCCACTTTTCCCAGGCCGCATTGAAGATCGTTTCTGTTTTCGCCTTGGCCGCCTCCACTGCTTCCAGAGAGGCGGTGGAATCTCGAAACACATCATACTCTTTATGGGCGAGCTGTTGGACTTTGGCAATTTCATCAGGGACTAACTGCATTTCGGCTGTGAACCCATTGCCCATGTCTATCTGCAAATGGATCGCCCGATACCCGCCGTTGCGCGGGTTGGTAATAAAGTCATCTGCCGTGACCACCAGCCCCTTTTCCTTCAAAGCATTGATGATCTTTTCTGCATCGCCCATATCGTCGAACGTCAGGCGGGAGCCCAGATAATCCGAGATCGTGTTCGCGGCCCGGGTTCGTAGTTTGTCGGTGAGCCTGGGCATTTCCTTGACCCGTGCACCTACGAATTCTGTGCCGTCGATGATCGAGGCCAGCTCATCTCCCAAGGCTTGTAATTTCGGGAGAGCCTCATTTGCCCTGGTTAGATTTTCCTGCACATCATTCGCGGCTTGTAGTACAATCCTTTTAGAGGATTGATCTATGTCACCAACACGAGTTGTAGCAGGTCCGGCAGTAGTCGATGGAACAGTGGCCCGTGTCGTCGCTTCGGGCAAAGAGGCAGTCGTTGAAGTTTGGGGTAAGGGTGGCTGGGAAGCAGGCACGCTCTCCGTGGGGGAAGTGCTCAAAGCGCCGCCCGCCTCGGATGAAACTCTCTCGCGGCTGGGTGTCCAGTCCAGCGATTTGAGTTCCAAGCCTGCCTGATTTGCAACCTCTCCCGCTTTCCCTGCTTCCGTCCCTTTCGCCGCGGCTCGATTCTGCAACGCACGTTCCACAGTCGCCAGATCCTGCTCCGCTTCATCCAATGTCTTGAATTTCACATCTGAATATTTGTTGATCGTATCCAGCAGTGCCTTGTCCTTTGGCACGCCTGCCTCGGTCGCAGAAGATACACCATAGCGCGATGCCAGTTCAGTCACGGACTGAGGCGGCTTGGAGTAGAAGATTTTCCCATCCCTGTAGATCGCCGTGCGGTACATATTCAGTTCAGACGAGGCCTTCTGTGACTTGGTAAATATCCCTGCCAGTTCGGGGTATTGCTCAGTGAGATTGTCGATCAGGGGCGAGAGTCTATCAAAACCCTCAGAAAAATAGGTTTCCCAG